TGATGTAGACTGAGCCGCGCCTAGGGTAGCTCCCGAAAACTCCGATCCTGCCGGGGCTGGCGCAAACTCAAGCAGGCCGCAACAGGAGGCGGCAAGTGGAAAAGTTCATCTCAATTCAAGACCTTACAAAGTTCGTTCAAAGCCAAGACGGAGATCTGAAAGTCTGGGTTTCCCTGGACGGAACAGAATCAGTTTTTGAGCACGTCGCGCTGCTGAACGTCATTAAGAACAGGAAGTGGCGAACAGAGGTTGTTGTTGCTGGCGTGGCGAGCCCGATCGGATTCATGTCCGCAGACAAGCTGACCATGGAAGACGGTGCATTGCTTTTGGTCCGGGCACCGTTTGTTTGCGTACACGGCGGAAAGAAAGCGATCATGGATGCGATCAATTCGCTCGCAGATGCGGAGGCGCTGATGATTGAGGCGTATTCAAGTAAGCGAGGCGTCGATATGGACGCAATCCGCAGCGCGATTGCAGATGGGGAAGATCATTTTTTTGACACTGATGCCGCCATTGCTATAGGGCTGGCTGATGGGCGATCTGCCCAGTAGCTGCGATTATTGAGACGATCGAAAGCCGCCGAAAGGCGGCTTTCTCTTTGGAGCCAATGTGAACCTGATCACCATCGCTGAGCCAGTAGTCGAACCGGTTTCGCTACAGGACATTTACACGTTCCTGCGGCTTGACCCGTCCGGATCGCCGGCAACGCACCCCGACGACGCCATGCTGAGCACCATGATCCGTGATGCGCGCATTCGCGCTGAGCAGGTAACGCGCCGGGCATTCGTGCAGCAGACCGTTCGCCTGATCGCTGACGGCTTCCCGTGCCGCCGATTCGGTGCAGCTGGCCCGTGGGGCGATGGCGAAGACTGGATCGAACGGGACGGCTGGCTTGAACTGCCGCGCCCGCCATTCGTTGAGGTGGTCGCCGTCCGCTACTACGACGCCGAGAACGTGTTACAGACCCTGTCGCCGTCGGCCTACTTCGTGACCGAGCAGAGTTTCGTTCCCCGGCTGATGGTCGCCGATGGTGGCAGCTGGCCGGACACCTACACGCGCGACGACGCGCTGCAGGTCGATTACGTCGCGGGATACCCCGCAGACGGTTCGCCGCCGGCCGATTTCGCGGCAAACGTGCCGGCGCAGTACAAGAACGCGATCATGATCGGCGTGCAGCTGCTATACGACGAACTGGCGCCGGAAAAGCGCGACCAGCTCGAAGCGGCATTCCAGCGGCAGCTGGCCGGCAACCGCGTGCACCGGTTCTGACCGATGAGCATCCGCAGCAACGTCGACCGTGCCGGGCTAGATCAGCGGGTGGAGTTCATCCGTATGACAGTGACCCAGGACGCGAACGGGTTTCCGACCGAGGCGACGACATCGCTCGGCACGTTCTGGGCGAAGGTCGACGGAACGAAGGCCGGCGAGCGGTTCCAAGATCCGGACGTAGCATCCGGCGTCCGCACAGTCAGCTCATATACGGTCTGGATTCGGTCTGATGTCATGGCCCGCATCGGCCTGACGACCGCCGACAAGGCGATCTGGAAAAAGGCATCTGGCGACGTTGCGATGGATGTGCTGGACATTCCGGATCAGCAACTACGCGGCCGGCTGATCGCGGTCGTGTGCCGCACGGGGTTGAACAATGGCTGAGTTCGTCAACATCACCGGGCTCGATGCTGCGGTCAGAGCGTTGAAGCTGCTCCCTCGCGAGCTGTCCGGCGACCGTGGCGGCCCGGTGCGCGCCGGACTGTTCGCCGCCGGCGCCCTGCTGAAAAAACAGGCCATTGCGAACGCGCCTGTCGGCAAGGGCACCCCGAACCCAGGCAACCTTAGAAAGCAGATGATGCTCTACCGGGACAAGAACCCCGGCGGCATCGGGGCTGCGGAGCATTACATCCTTACGGTTCGCTCGGGAAGGCGTGGGCTTTTTTCTTTCCGCGTCGGCGGCAGCACTCGCGCGCTGACTGGTCGCGATGCCTACTACTGGTGGTATGTCGAGGTGGGAACATCAAAGCAGCCCGCACAGAACTTCATGCGAAACGCATTCGAGGCTGAGAAAATGCAGGCTATCAGCGTGTTCAAGCGCGTTTTCATTGCTGGAATCGATGCCGCCGAAGAGCGCGCCCGCATCGCGAGCGGTGGCAAATGATCGTCCCCGTCTTTTCGATCCTGTCGACCGCAGCGCCAGTGACCGCCATCGTCGGCACGAACGCGATCTGGAAAAACACGCTGCCGCAGGCGCATGCGGCGAAGCGTGCCTATATCACGTGGGCAACGGTCGGCGGGTCGCCTGAGAATTACCTCGACGGCGTGCCCGGCATGGACAGCGGTCGCGTCCAGATCGATTGTTGGGTCGGTGAAGAGGTCTCCGGCGGTACCGGAGCGAAGGTCTGCCAAGACCTGATGATCGCCGTGCGCAACGCCATCGAGCCGCACGCGCACATGATCGGGACGCCAATCGACGACTACGAGAAAGACACGAAGCTGTATCGCTACATGCTCGAATTCCAGTTCTGGGAGTTGCGTTCGTAACCCCAAATCAATCGGCATCCGCCGAATATCGAACCCGGCATCCCGCCGGGTTTTTGTTGCCCTGAACGGGCCTCACCTCCAAAGGAAAAACGCACCATGAGCGGTGAAATCAAAACTCAGGGCACACAGGTCTGGGTTCTCGACACGACCCAGAGCCCGCCGGCTCTCATCAAGATCAGTAACAACACGCAGCTCGGCGATTTTGGCCCACAGGGCAACGACATCGACGTGACGAATCTGGAAAGTACGGCGATGGAGAAGCTGTCCGGACTTCCGGATAACGGTGATGTCACGCTGAATCTCAACCTCGCCGACATCGTTTCTCATCGCTGGCTCAGCGACAATGTCAACGGAGATCGCTTCCGTTTCCTTGTCGGCTACAGCGACGGCACGGGTGTGCCGACGATTGGCGCGCTCGACACGATCACGCCACCGACCGGCCGCACCTGTGACGCCTTCCTGGCGTCCGTGAAGTCGTTCCGCAAGTCGGTCAACACGAACGACGCCATCCGCGCGACGGCTGCGCTGGTCGTCTCCGGCGCCATCACCACGACTTGGAAGTCTGAAAACCCGTAATACGGACAACGGTCCAACTTTCAACGGTTTCGACTGGGCGCGCGGTTTCCGCGCTGTTGACCGTGGCGTATTGCCGCGCGTCCAGACGATCAAGGAATCAAAGTGGCGAATCAAGAAAAAACAGCATCGAACTTCTTCGATGACATTGTCGGCAACGGCCCCGAGAAACGGACAATCGACTATCGCGGCCAGAAAAAGGATGTGTGGTTCCGGCGCATCACTGGTGCCGAACGCATCTCACTGCTCGAAGGCCAGGTGATGGAAGCCGGCGGCGAAGGTCGGCCATCGTTCAAAATCGACTTGGCGAAGTCGGCAGAGAAAAGCGCTAGGCTGATCCAGTTCAGCACCGTCGACGAATTCGGCGCGCAGGTGTTCGACAACATCGGCGCCGTCAAGAAGATGCCCGACGATCTGCTGACGCTGCTCTACAATGAAGCTAGCGACGTGAACAAGGAAGGCGACGGCGAGCCGGGAAAAAGTTAAGGGCCGATCCGTACCTCCGGTTTTGCTGCCGTCTCGCGCTGCTCTACCGGATGCCGGTTTCGACCCTGATGCGTACCATCCCCGCGTGGGACATCGAATTGATGGCCGCATTCCTTGCGGTTGAGCCCGCGCCGGAAGAGCGCACCGAGCACGCAATAGCGCAGTTCATCGCGCTATGGGCTCACTCGAAAAAGGACAAGGGCGCGGAATTTGTTCAGCCGCATAACTACCTGCAATTTCGCAAGGTCTGGGACCGCGATGCGGAACTTGATTCCGTAGACCTTGGGTTGATGGACGCACTGCACCGCAGAGCACAATAACCCCGCTCCGGCGGGGATTTTTTTTTCGTTTGGAGAAACTCATGTCACTCGGCAAGCTGTCAATCGATCTGGAAGCCCGGATCGCGAAGTTCGAGAGTGACATGGGCCGCGCTGCGCGCATCCTGCAGCGCGATCTGGTCAATGGTCAGAAAGCCGCCGAACGCGCGAACAATCAGATGCGGCAGACGATGGAGCGCAACGCTCAGCGCATAGAGCAGTCGGCAAGGTCTGCGGCGACGGTGATCGGTTCGGTATTCGCTGCGCAGCAGATCGTCCAATACGCCGCAGCACTGTCGCGCGTCGCTGACGGCTACTCCAACATTCAAGCAAAGGTGAAATTGGCTGCTGGCGAAAACGCTAATTTGGCCGGAAGACTGGATGAGGTCTACGGCGTTGCGATACGCACTTTCAGCTCGCTGGATGCAACGGCCGGGGTTGTGCAGAAGGCGTCGCTTGGACTGCAAAGCCTTGGGCATAGCGCCGATACGGCTTTCTCTGACGCTATTTTCCTCGCCGAAACCTTCAACAAGGGGCTTTTGGTTTCAGGCGCCAACACTGCGCAAGCCGTGGCGGCTACGGAGCAGTTTGGGCAGGCGATAGCCAGTAATAAATTCAGCGGCGACGAGTTCCGCACCATGATGGAGCTGAACTCAGCATTCGCCCAAGCACTCGCAAAATCGCTTGGCGTGACCACCGCAGAACTCAGGGACATGTCGAAAGAAGGAAAGATCACGACGCAAACGCTGCTCGAAATGAAGGGAAAGGTAAAGGACCTTGACGACCAAGCTGCTGGCATACCGCTAACGATTGGAAGAGCAAAGCAAAACCTAGATGCGACCTTTACAAAGTTCATTGGCCAAGCCGATCAGGCGAATGGCACGAGCCGCGCAGTTGCCGACGGCATTGCCGCAATCGGAAACAACATCGGGCCAGTGGTTCAATCTCTCGGGCAGTTGGCCATCATCGCTGGCGGCGCATTCGCTGCGCGCTCACTGCAAAGCCTTCGCAGCTACGCAGCTGCCATGCTGGAAAATGCCGCAGCCGCCAGGGTCGCGCAGGCTGCAGAGCAGCAGCGCGCGGCTGGTGATGCCGCTGCGGCTCAGCAGGCACTACTGCGCGCGCGTGGCGAGCAGGTGGCCGCACAAGCGACCGCTGCAGCTGCGGCGGCAGACCGGCAGCGCATCCAGGCAACGATCGCAATGGCGACCGCGCAGGAAGCCATGATCCGGGCGAACGCCCTGCGCGCCACGTCAGAGATCGAGCTGGCCAGACTGTCGCAGCAACTGACCGCCACCGAGGGCGCGCGCATCGCTGCGACCGAAGCACTTGGCGCTGCGCGGCAGGCAGAGATCCGCGCCAACGCGCAATTGCTGGCGTCGAATCGCGCGCTGCAGGCCGGGTACGTCGCCACCGGAAATGCCGGCGCATCTGCGGCAGCCAAGATCACGATCGGCATGCGTGCTGCGTCGCTGGCTCAGAATGCGATGACGCTGGCGACGCGAGGGTTCAGCGCAGCGCTTGCGCTCGTCGGCGGCCCCCTTGGCGTCGTGATCATTGGCGTGGGCTTGCTGGCGTCCGCATTCGCAAACGCGCGCGCGCAGGCGGATGCAGCAGAGTCCAGTTTCAAGAACGCGATTCAGGCGTCGCAATCGTTCCAGGACAACCAGAGTCGGGCATCTTTCCTCCAAGCCGGCGCTCAGCTGCTCTCCGATAAGTCGTCCATTCAGCAGCAGCTTGAAGAGCAGAGGCGAGTCAAAGAGCTGCGCGCTAGGGGGATGAATAACCCGTTTATCACGGGCGGGACGCAGACCCGGGATGTGCTGAACGAAGCGATCCGCGTAAATGAAGTCCGGCTCGTCGAGATTAATAAGCAGCTTGAACTGAACCGCCAAAAGATGGAGATGAATCGGGCGGAATGGGACAAGACCACTGCATCGGTCGGAGCCAATACCGGCAAGTATGCCGACCAGCACAACGCGCTGGACAAGGAAATTCAGCAGCTCACCGCTCGCCGGCTCGAAATCACGAAGGGCGTGCGCGCCAGCCTCGAGTACGAGGCGATGCAGGCTCAGGGCGTAAAGACGGCCGCCGAACTGGATGCCGGCACGAAGGCCAGAATTGACACGCTGGTGAAAGAGCGCGCGGCGATCGACGGCGCCAAGGAGTCGCGCCGCGCTGGCGTTCGTGCCGGGAAGGAAGCAGAGGCCCAGGAAAAGCGCAGCGAGTCGGCCGCATACCAGTACAGCAATGCGCTTTCCCAGCTGAGCGAAAGCATGGGGACCGACTTGCATGCCGCAATGGAGCAATACAGCCAGGACGTTGCGAAATTCGGCGAAATCGCAAAGAAGGGGAAGGTTAGCGCCGATGATCTGACCAGGGCCAAAGAGCTTTTGGATGCGCGGCTGGCGCAAACCACCGATGTCATCCGCGCCGACATCCAAGGCCCGCAGGCGCAGGCCACGCTGGAATACGAACGGGCACTAGCGCGAACCCGGGAGCAGGCGTCACTGCTGAAAATGTCGGAAGACGATCTGGCCGCCGCCGAAAAACGGCTGGCCACTGAGTTTGCCGCGACCACAAAGGAAATCGAACGCCGCAGCGACCCGGCCGGCGCACTGATCTCCGATCTTGAATTTGAACTGAGCCTGCTAGGCATGGGTAACGCCGCGCGTCAGACTGCGATCCAGTTGCGGGAGATGGAAGGTCGCGCCACGGAAGAGCAGGCGGAGAAACTGAAGAAGCTCAATGCCGAATATGAGCAGCAGTCGAAAAACATCCGCTTCATGGACACCTTGCGCGGGTCCGCAGTTGATGCGGGCATGGAAATCGCAAAGAACTTTGGCAATGCCGGCGACGCGATTCGCGGATTCTTCGACAGCTTGCAAGAGCAAATCATGCGTCGAATCTTGGAGGGCTGGATCGATCAACTTCTTGGGCCGCAAGGCAGCACCGGGCAAGGAACAAGTGGAGGCGGGAAGCTGTGGGACTTGATCGGTGGATTCTTCGGCAAGGGCACGGGTAGCGCGACGCCATCGGGCTCGCAAGGAGAGACATCGTCCGGCGGCAGCTGGTGGAACACTGCGGTGAGCATCGTCAGCGGAATGTTCGGAGGCGGGCGCGCAAATGGCGGGCACGCGGCATCGAACACCATCTACGAGATCAACGAAAACATCCGCACCGAAGGCCCGGAGATGCTTTCAGTCGGTGGCCGGCAATTCCTGATGATGGGCGGCCAATCCGGCACAGTGACGCCGGGCAATGGCTCTGGCGCCGGCTTCACGCAGGTGATCAACAACAACTACGCCGCACCGACCGAGCCACGAACGCAATCGCAGGTTGCAGAAAAGCAGGGGTTTATTACACAGCGCGCGATTCAAAGGAGCCGAGGCTAATGTTCTACAACGTGG